TGGTTGTAGTTCCCCCTTCTGGAACCACTGCTGCTCCTACTGCCGTCTGGTTTATCCAAAGTCCCGAAGGAGTATCATAAGCCAAAAGATCATTATTATCAGGAGAAGTTATAGAAGTACCAGCAAGACCAGAAGTTATATCAATCCCAGGCTGATCTAGATCATTATGGTGGTGGATAAGAGTTTCAGGAGTTTCCTTTATTTCTGGATTCCTTACAATTGCCACCTTCTCTTTACCTATCATGGTAAAGAGTTGTTCAGGTTCAGTTGGTGGAATTACAACACCTAGGTCTTTAGTATAATCAAGTAAATTATCTTTTGCCATATTTATTTTTAGATGACCAAAATTTATTTTTTCGTATTTCAATCATCTGTTTACTTCTTTCTAATCTTTTCTCTGGAGTCCACATTTTCCTCTGATGATCTCGTATATGAACTCCATGAATAATTACTATTAAATTATCTTCTCTATTATCATTTTTAATCCCATTTATATGATGTATATCTTCACTCTTTACTATATATCTGCCTAATTTCTTTTCCATTACTAGACGATGTTCAGGTACATACCCTCTTTTATCTTTAAAAGGATGATTAGGTGATTTTATATATCTATAACCTTTACGGTCAGTATATATTCCACCTCTCCAATTAGGATTCTTTTCTAGTGCAAAAACACCTTTCCTTCCTTTACTCCAAGTATTTTTACCTATATGTGATAAACTTAATTTTTTCCTATGTTCATTAGTAAAAGGCTTTAACTTTTTACCTTTATTCCAAGGAATAAATCCTTTTCTAGCTCCGACTTTATTTTCCATATAGGATAATTATATAATATCCTATTTACCGAGTCAAATCCAGTCTTCTTCTGAGAATAACATCTCCAGACTACATATCTTTGGCATAGTTACTGTACCTGCTGTTCCTGTTATTGCCATAGCCATCTGAAATTCTTTTGCTCTCCAGTCTATAGGAAATCTTTTCTCTGTTACCGCACCATCTGCAGAATAAGATACAGTCCCCAAAGCTGTCCATGAAGAAGAATTATCAAGTTTATATTCAATCGCTATAGCCTCACCGCTTGCAAGAGGCCTATTTGTAACTTTTACCAGTTGTCCATACTTCTGTTTATAAGGTTGCTGGTTATCAAATATAAGCGATTCAAACCTTGCAGTTCCATATTTGTTGGTAGAAGAAACCTGATCTACTCCATAGACTGTACCATTCTGCCAGCCAATATAGAACTGTGAAGGCCCAATACCTTTACAAGCTCCTACAATTACAGCAGTTCCCTGAACTGTACCGCTTGAGATAGGGTATTCAAAGTTAAGACTGTTAGGATAGTTCTTATCCAACTGTCCATAAGTATAGACTCCACGATATGCAGTTGTAGAATCACTATTGGAGATTCCGAAATGAACCAACCCATTCCAGACACTTGCAGCCCCGGGGAAAGTTTCCGCATATTTTCCAGCTTCCAAATCCCGAACCACTCTTTTGACTTTAATAAGATTCCCATTCCATGAATACAGATTCCCATGAGCTCCAGCCCAAATCCAGAGAGTACTCTGGTGAAACATCATGGCGTTTATACCACCCTCATTTACATCAATAATATCATTGTAAGTGGTTGCAGTCCCATCCCAAAGGAAGATTTTAGTTTCCGGGGAATCATAAATGTTGTTACCCTGCCATGCTCCTATTGCAAGAAACTTTCCAGTAATAACTGCCAAAGACCTTATCTTATATCCAGCAGGAAGAGTTAAGGTATTATAAGTCCAAGTTGTACCGTCATAGGTTGAAAGGTATCTCCCATTACCTACACAAAGATAATTAACAAAGTTAGCCATAGGATGCCATGTGTCATTCTGAATGGAAGTTGCTGGAGTCCAAGGATCAGTAAGAGCTGGAGTACCGGAAGAAATTGAACCATACCTTGCCATTTTAGTCCCTCCGGCAATATAGAGATTATCGCTATAATACCCCATTCCCTGTCCAGTACATAGAGATACTGAACCAGCACTCGTAAAAGTTCCTGTGCCTCCTGTTCTATAATATAGATTTCCTGCATTACCCAGAAAATATACATCTGATTCAACTGGTTCTATCCATTGAACTCTATCTACTGCGACTGTACCTGAAACTTTAGTAGCTGCGTACTGTGTTTGGAGGATGTCTGGATCGGAACGGTAGTCCAGAGACTGACCAAAATAGAATGAGCCAGTAACCCCTTTCTTAGAGGCTGAGGAAATCCCGCCATAATGTTGAGAAACCACCCATAATTTCATACATGATTACTGTGTTAAGTTTTGCGGATAATCATTTCCATCTATAACTCCAAACCTCTGATACGCTTTGATATACTGTCCACTTGTCTTATACCCATATCTTTGTTTCATCTTCTCTATTCCATCTCTGAATTGTCGGATATAGAAGGCTGCGTGCTGATCTTCTTTCTTCAGAGTCCAATATCTTCCTGCTGCCCCAAGCCATATAAGGTCATGGTAATCTTCAGGAATTGAAGGCATTTCACCTATTGTATATGTATCTCCTGATTTATCTGCTCCACCATAGGCTCTGGTGATTGTGATTGCAGTATTACCTGTTCTTGTGGCAATCTCATACCACCTTGAGTCAGTCCCAAACTGGAAATATCTGCCTACCATAAAAGCTGTCCAAGTTGTACTTCCACCAGTTATTGCATATTTTGAAGTTGCCGTAGTTATGGAAGCTGTACCAGTTGTATAGTCTGAAGCTGATAAGTCCTGTATAGCCTTAGTAAATACAACTGTTATAGTGTTACTTGCAGAAGAAGGAATTGGATAAATCTGAATTTCAGTATCATCTTTGACAAAAAAATACTCTGGAATATCGGAAGTATAACTTGTTCCCCATTGGTTTAATTTATTCCAATATTCCCAATCAGCAACTTCCGTTACTGGATAAACCACACTTCCAACAGTTACAGTTACAGCTTTCACTCTCCTGAAGTTATATCCAAAAGTGTATGCTTGTTGTGAAGCTACTGTTGAAGCTGTAGAAGTTGTTTCCAAGAAAGGCCAATTCCAATAGTCCAGAATATTTCGGTGTATCATATTGATATACCTATTGCCTCTAGTTACATTGGTTGAGGTGATATCCTGCGTTTCATCCTGATAAATTGTATTTAGTGTACCGTAACTAAGCATAAATTAACTCCAAGTAGTTTGCTTGACTGTTCCTCCCGTATAAGCTCCCTGATTTTGAGAACTTTGTGTATAATTTGTAAACATCATCTCTGTTGGCATCCTGCCTCCATAGGCATACCTGATATTATCTGGGCCCCCTCCAAATCTCAATCTTCCCGCATTTCTGCCACTATAAGTTCCTGTACCGCTATAAGTGTATCTTCCCCACATTTCCTTATCTACATATTTTGTCTGGCTTTTAGACTCTCCTGTCCATGCGGTTTGTGTCATATTGAACTCAAAAACGGTTCCCAATAATCTCTTACAACTATATCCACATCATACTGTTTTGTAAAATCAACTGCCTTCTGTTTATACTCTTCCTTATTGCCTTTATAGATTTTCTCAAGAGCTTGAATAATTGAATCAACTTTGGGGTAGAACTGATATCCGGCAAGAGGTGTCCACCACTTTTCACTATACTCCACTTTCTCCCCAGAACCGCAGAGTTCGGGCATGGAAGTCCAGTTACCTACGATTACTGGAACGCCACAACTTTGAGCTTCCACGATTGGTATCCCAAATCCCTCACCCGTAGAAGGATTAAGAAGTACATCAAAGGAAGAATAGAGTTTAGCTAAATCTTCTGAAGCAAACTTGTAAAGATAATTGTAAGGCAGAGTATAGAGAATTTTCTCTAGTATCCCCAAATGCTGACAGTACTCCGCTATATTCATACCCTGTTGGGAAGTGTCCATCATGGTATGGAGGTAGAGTCTTGCTTCAGGCTTATCTTTGGCAAATACCTGAAAAGACTCCAACGCTTGTTGAAAAGACTTCCTTGAAGGAACAGACTTATTCTGAGCTACCATGCCTACCACATACGCATTTTCAGGAATACCATAAATATTTCTGGAAACTTTTTTATTGCGTGGGTTAAATATCTTTGTGTCTATACAATGGGGAATATAGGTGTTCTCAATTCCTTTTCTTTTGAAAGCCTCATGACCACTCTTACTATAAGAGAGTACTTTGTAGGCTTCTTTAGCTCTAACTGCTACAGGATTGGGAACCTCATCATGGTCAACCGGAGTCCACGCAACCCAATTTATATTTCCCTTGAACATAGCTGTTTGAAGTATCCATATATCGCACAACGATATAACTATATCTGCCTGAAAGTCTTTTGCATGATTTACCATAGCATCTTCCCCCCAAGTCAAACTCATCCTAGGATAGTGGGGAATACCACCCAGATTGAGTATCCCTCCCTCCAGTCCATAGTAAGAAGATACTGCAATCGGGTATCCTGCTTCATGTAAAGCCCTTGTTACTAGAGCTGTCTGGTTTCCGTAGCCTGTAGGAGTCCAAGAGGAATTACTATGCCATAGAATCCTTAGTTTCCCTTCATGCTTCTTTACAGGTTCAATAGAACTTTTACCTTCAAGATGTGAGAGTTTTGCAGTAGAACATATTATCTTAACTCCTGCTTCTTTAGCTTTCTTACACCATTCCCGATCAGATTCATAATGAGGATATTTCTCCTGAGGCCAATTTCCTACCTTATCTATAGCTTCTCTTGTAATAAGCATACAAGCTCCTGTAACCCATTCCACTTCCCTGACTTTATCGTATTGTCCTTTATCTTCTTCCTTCATTCCTATATGACTGCCAAAACCTATAGCTCCTGCGTGTTGAATTTTACCGTCTGGGAATTTGAGGATTGCTCCGGCAATACCAGCTTTCTCTTTCTCAAGCTCCTCAACCATAGTTTTTAACCAATTCTTCTGGAGGTTTCCAGTACAGTCGGGATTAAGAAGAAGAGTATAGGCAGACGGAAATTTGAGTCCCTGATTGACTGCATGGGTAAATTTATAATTATGGTCATTGAATATCTTTTCAACTCCTACCCGGTTCAAATATCTTTTGTCCTTTGAATTATTATCTATAGCCATAATTTTAAAAGGATAACCTGCCTGGACTATCCCTTGATAACACATATCAAAGACTTCCTGTGAGTTATAGGTGGGGATAACAATTTGAACAAAATCTCTCGCTTTATCAGCCGTGAATATGAAGTATTTTGTCTGAGATTCATTATAAGTATCCAATATATCGTTGAATTGGGAAGTAACCTTTATTCCTTTGAACTGAGCCAGAAGATAGATGATTTCTTTAAGTTCCCCATAGAAATTCTTATGGAATGGATTATGAGACTGAAACTCTGGAGTATTGGGTTCTCTAGGAATTGAACCGACAAACTCACCATCTTTCTTTAGCACTCTACTAACTTCATTGATAAAACTCATAGGATTATCCAAATGCTCTATGGTTTCAAAGGAAACTACAATATCAAAAGTTTCATCAGGAAAATCAAGTTTTTCTGCATTACCGATCTGAAAAACAGGTTTCTTGAAATGAGATTTAGCAAATTCTATAGCCTCTGAAGATATATCCACTCCTGTAACCTCTCCTCCATTCTCGGCAATTAACTCACTTCCATATCCAGTCCCACAGGAAATATCAAGAACCTTCTTACCTTTACACCTGTAAGCTACCCACTCATACCTCTGCCAATGCTCATACTCTGCTGAATCTTTGGGTAATTGGTTAATCTCCTCCTCTGTGAATAAATGGTCGAATGTTACTCTTTCCATCTTTTATTATTTTAATTCCTTCAAAAGATTAATAACAAGCCTAAATAAAGCATATTGTACTCTATCAAAATATATTATTTTTTTACCTTTAAAAGGTTTTAAAGTTTTAACTTCTTTTAAAGTAATAATGTATGGTCTATCATATGAAACATTAGGAAATATCAATTTAATAGTCTGCTTAGGATCAGATTCATTCCCATAATCTATTTTCCAATCATCAAACCATCTTTTCTTCATATTTAACTCCCTTAATATAAATTGATTGAACAGAATGGTCGAAAACATACTCCGCATTATCGACTTTTAATCCTGTATCCTCAACCATCTTTTTTAATCCTTCTAAGGTAAATCCTGTTTTATGGTACTCCCCTGAATGTTCCTGGTTTCCATAGATAGCGTCAAGATAGAATCCCCTTTTATCAGAATCCTGCAACCACGTTTTTACGCACCATTCTAAATTAGGAACAATAATCGTGAAGATTCCTTTAGGTTCCAATACTCTGTAAAGTTCCTTTAAAGCGATGGGAACTTCAAATTTTCCTAAATGTTCTAAAGTGTGGGAGGTATAGACTTCCTGAATTGAGTTGTCGGGGAAGGGAAGGTTGATAAAATCAGCTTCATAATCAGCCTGACAATATTTATCTACTGAGGCATAGCCTTGCTTTGAGGAGTTTCCACTCCCGATGTTTAGTTTCATGCTTCCTTTTGTTTATTATAACACTATTGCTTTCCAGGCGAAGTCTAAATTAGAAGCCCCCGGATCAACACTTACGTTTAGTGTAAATTGAGTTGCAGTTAGCGTACTAACCCACCATCTTCCATAATCTGCCGTTCCCTGTTCTCCAAAAGTGATACTGATATCATCTAAGGTTGGAGTTACGGAAAGACCATGAGTCACAACTGCGGTTGTAGCCCCACTGGCTATAGTTCCTGTACCTGAATTTTCGGTTACATAGCCTTTATTGTTTCTAATTATTGATAATGAACTGGCTCCACGATTAAAAGCTACTTGGGTGCTACCATAAGTCGCAAAGGTATTTCCCGTATAACAACCGCTACAAGCTCCACTTTCATAAATGCCGTAAGTCTGACAATCGGCTACCCGATAAGAATAATAATCATTTCCAAAGAAACATCCAGTAATTGTATTTTGGTCGGTTAGTGAACCATGAACGATATATACTCCGTATGGATAAACGGCGTCAACTGCCGCACCATTTCCTGCTATTATCGATCCTGTGATGGTGCAATTTACGACTGAAGATAAAACTATACCCGCATCATCATTGTCAACAAACTGTCCCCCGACAATGGAATAATCATGACCTAAATTTGCGCCATAACGACCATTTTGATAACAATGTACCCCATTAAGTGTGTGCCACCGTTCTCCCGCTCCCGTTATTCCAATCCCATCAAGAGTATTAAGATAATAAAATCCTCCATTAACCGTACAATGAGTAGCCGTATGAAAGGTTAATCCATAATTATAGTTTGAAGCGCCAATACAGTTATTTATCGACACTCCACCACTTGTATCCTCAATACAGTAGCCGTTTCTATTGCCTATTGAAATACAATCTGAAACGATAACTTTTGAAGGTTGACCTGTTCCATTACTTACAAAAATACCAGCATCAAGAGCTTGTCCTGAAACTGAGGCATTATTATTTTCTGTTCGACATCTACTCACAATTGTTTCAGCATCAACATCAGGACTCGAATTTGATGGCCAAACACCTATTCCTGATGAATGGGCGTTTATCACCCAGACATTTTCTATCCTGGCGTTATTTACCCATTGAAATTGGATACCGTAAAGTTCATTGGCGGCCAAACTTGTTTGTCCTGCACGGTTGGCATCAACTTTAAGATTTCGGATTTGACAACGATAAGTTGTACTGTAGTCAGCAGAAAGTAATTGAATACCATTGGGTAAAATGACTGCCGTTCTAATTAAAACATCAGTAATACTTGAACTTATAACTCCATCTGCCAATTTTAATATCGTTCCAAATCCACTTCCTTCTAAAATTACATCAGTGGGAATTTTAAGATATTGGCTTAAAGAGAAAGTTCCTATTCCCAAATGAACTATTCCTCCACCTGCCGTACTTGCAGCGTTAAGTGCGGACTGTATTTCGGCATTATCAGCCGTACCATCACAAAGATATTCACTATTGGCTTCTAAACCCACATAATAACTAATTCCCCTAGATACTCTAAGGGAGTTTATATGGGATTCAATAATATCATCAGCAGTAGTTAGAGTTGATGAATTTGAAGATGATCCTAAAGGAAATGCCATACATATTTAGCTATTCAGGAGGATGCAATTTTATATGACATCCTCTGCATAATAAAGTTAAATTTTTTTCACTATCGTCATGGGAAATATCCCAATGAATAATATGATGAATTACGTTACTATTTCCCTTTCCACAATTTGTACATTTTCCTTCATATTTTTCTATTATATTAAACCTTGTTTCTTTCCATTTTCTTTTTGTAAGCCTATTTCCTTCCTCATCTGTATGAAATCGTGATGTCTGGTGCTGTTCCCGCAGCTATAATACAGGACAATCCAGTCGTAAACCGGCAGTTATAACCCAAAGTAGTCTGAGCATTTCCTGAAACTATCGCTATTGTTCCACCTCCACCGGCCGTACCATCTGTTAAAGTTATAGTTCCTGTTGCTCCTGCGGTATTGATGGTTAATAAATGAAGTAATCCTGCAGCACTTGAAATAGTTGAAGTTCCGGCAGCAGCAATATGAGTCCCTGAAAAAGGTTGTTCTACATGAAGCGATCTGACAGGGGACATCCTTACATTACCAAATTTATTTTCCGTAATCGCAGTTGGAGATGTATCGTCAAGTTGAGCTACTAAACCTGCGGCTTGTATTCCTATTCCAGTAGAATCAGTGGCATCAACGATTGATCTGCCTCTATCCCAAGAAGTACCGTTAAAAATGTGACCAATACTCCAAGAATATGTTAAGACTCCACTCTGATTATGAATATATCCTATGGTATTTGAAACACTATCGGAAGCTGCTGCTTGTCCTCCTGTTTGTCTAACAAGAATATTACCACCTGCTTCTATATGACTTGAGGCTATATTAACCGTACCGGCCTTCAACATATCCAAAGTGCCAGATTTAATGAGGTCTAAAGTCCCTAAAGAAATATCCCCTCCGACTATATCTACCGCAACTGTTCCTGATATTGCAGATAAAGTTCCTATCGTATCTATCGTTCCTGAAGATACTTTATCTATTGTTCCTGCCCTCAACATATCAACTGTTCCACCTGCAAGTTTATCAATCGTTCCTGCCTTTAACATATCAAGAGTTCCAGCTTTAAGAATATCCAAAGAACCAGCCTGAAGCATCCCTACAGTATTTACTGTACCTGAAGCAAGTTTATCAATAGTTCCACCTTGAAGATTTGTTACAGTTCCGAGGATTGCGATTATATTTACAGTTCCAACTACAGTATTAAGGGAATCAAGAGTTCCACCAGTCACATTAACAGAAGTTGTACCCGAAAGAGCAGCTAAAGTACCACCTGAAATATGAGATCGCCTTGCAACAACTCCTGTTGAAGTTTCAATAAATGCTTGGTGGTTTCTTGCTCCTACATCTGCTGGTATTGCCATAGATTATCTCTTTCTTCTTCCTAAACGTCTTTTAATTGCTCCCTGCATTTGCATTTGTCTTGGATTACCCATTGGCATACCTTGACCCATACTAGGTGGCATCTGATCCATACCCCCAACCATAGGCATTGGTCTTTTCATTTGATTCATCATGTTATCCATTTTTGTTTTCTATGATCTTTTTTAGTTCATCATTAGTAACTGTTGCCCTAAGTTTGTATCCCATTTCTCTCACTTTAGCAAACATTTCTTTCCTTGACAAATCAACTTTTTCAGACTTGAATCCTGCCGGATTTAGGTCTTTGAGATCAGGAAATTCCTCTTCTACTTGAATTGTTGCTTCCTGATGTTCTGGTTCTTCTTTAATACGATCTGCAGATACAACAATTTTACTCATTAACTCTGCCCTTTTTGTCTGGTCGTTCAAGAGTTTTATTTCTCCATTTCTTACTAACTCCCGATCTATCAGGTGTTTGGCTCCATGATAGACAATAAATGGAGGCCAATTCTTAGTTTCTCCAGACCCTACAATATAATTTTCCCTATTATATTGAAAAGTGAATCCCAAATCTGTGTAATTATGAAATGGGATAGTATCGTATGTTCCCATATTTTGCTTCCTTTCTCTAAATTTGTAATCAGACTTTTGGGCAAGACCGCAATCCTGCCCAAATTGTCTAATTATAATTATAGACCAATTTGTCCAATCAATTATTAGTCAATAATTAAATGTACCAATCCTTGTGTTGCGTCAACTGAAACTACTTCTCTTGACCAACCAAGAACTGTATCTGCTACATCTGCCGCTAACATAGCTTTGACCGCACCTGCTGTTCCTGCAGAATGAGTAATACCCTGTGCATCTGCTGCAGAATTATCAGTTGAATCAAAAAGGACTGTTGCATCCCCTCCTGTTTGAATCCAACCATAATATGCTTCAGTCATAGCATATAAAGCTACTCCAACTGCCCCACCTGTAGGCGTAGTTGGAAATTGAATCACTCCATCATACGCATTCTTTCTTACAGTTATCTGTGAAGAAGTTGTAAGAGCAATCTTTACCGGTCTGTCAACATAGAATTTACAGGTTCCCGTTGTTGATGTTTGCACATCATGCCTGATTATTCTAAAAAGCTGACCAATACCAGTTGAAGATTCTACAACCAATTGACCTTGTTCAAATTGGTTTGCTGTTACTGCTGTTCCGCCTAAGGTTACCGGAATCATAGTATCGTTGATTGCTACTGCTGCCTGACACACCATAGAACGATAATTTGTATCTTCTGCAGCTTCCTGCAAAAGATTTCCAGTTACTAAAGCTGAACCTCCAGCTTGAACATATCTGTATTTATTTCCAAATTCATCAAATCCTAAAGCTCCCAAATTATGCTGTGGATTTTCTGTTTCTGTCCATAGGTCTTGTGCTGCTAAATTTATTATACCTGCCATATTTTTCACCGCCTTTCTAATTTATAAATCAATTTTTAATAATATCCAACATTAAACTGTTGGATTTATTGCGATACCAATAGTGTTTGTAGCAGTATTAAATGCCTGCATTTGTATTCTGCCGGAAGCTGTTGCTTCCCAATCCGTAATTCCTGTGCTCAAGAATGGCATTCCTGTTACTAAGATGTGACCAGTTGCAGTTTGTGCTGATAAATTCATACAAGCTGTGACTGCCTGACCATTATTGGTTGAGAACGCATAAAACATGCAATCTCTAAACTCTGTCCATCGGTCAATTCCCGAAGTACCAGTTACAAGAACATGAGTTTGTGTTCCTGCTGTATCTGCGTGCATCGTAAACCGACACCCGTCAAATACACATCGTTTTGTTCCGCCCTCAAGTTCTATTGATGTGTTTGCAACCCCTCTAGTCATTGTGTCTGCTCCAAAGGTACAACCAGAAAAATAGTTTTCCTCTGCTCCATTAAGGTTCAAAGCTCTCCAGGGAGTAGAGTCTGCCGAAGTAGCGTTTGACGTTCCCTTAAAATCACAATTCTGCCAAAAGTTACGATGGCCCGTTATTGATACAGTTTCGTCAATGTCTGCTGAACTGGTAAAGGTAAGATTCTTAAAAAGAGAACCATGTTCAGAAACAACAAGCGAACCACCTGTGTCAAAAGTTAAACCTGCACGAATATTCTGTGCAACTGGGGCAGCACTTCCAATTAAATGAGTAAATCTCTTTGCCCATGTAATAGCTGTAGTTTCTGTTGTTCTTCCTATCCCTCCTGTTGGAGCAATAACCACTACATCGTGATCTCCGCTTGTGCATAACGCATAAGCAGCTGCTACCGTTGCAAGAGCCCTACTCTGTTCCCTTCCATCTGCTGAGTCACTTCCTGCTGATGGATCAACGTAGAAAATCTTTCCAACATAGGGTAAACCTATCATTCCTGCCAAATCTTCGGGATAAATTTTATGTCCGAATTTAAGAGCTGGAATATATTGACTTGCTTTTCCCATAATATTTTTTCACCTCCTTTCAGTTTTGAATTAAAAGGCCACCCGCAAAAGGTGGCCCTCTAATTCTTTTAACCTTCTGCTATCCTGAATTTGCTCGTCAATAGCAATATTTTTTTTTAACCTGTTATTCCTGTTAATCTACCCATGTATCTTGGCCCTGCTGAAACCAGATTGCCTTCCAATATGATCTGTCCGATTTCCGCATACTGGTTGGTAGGTTCTTTCAAACCGCTCCATGAAAAGCCTGTGGCTTTAGGAGCATCTTCATAAACACCCTGGAAGTTTGAAGAACTCAAACTTATTGAGGAATATTTATGAGATTTCAGACCGTACCAGTTAAGATACTTCTCGTTCAGCATCCAAAGTGTTTGGGAAGTACATTTTTCATCCCTTACAAATGGAACTCCTCTGAAGAATAAAGCATCAAAACCAATCTCTCCCTGCAACGCCCCTCGGCTCTCTGCGACTCCACTTCGGGTTGCCTGAGCATAACCTTTGGCATCATAATTTGCCTGTACGGTTGGCTGAAGTAACGCCTCATAGATTGTCCAGATTGCTTCTGTTGCAACGATCAAACTTGGTCTTTCTCCACCTCTGGCACAGTTATCATACAATGCTCCCATAAGAGCTGGTGTAAGAGTACCTCCTGATGCAGTTCGGGTTGCATTTAACATAGAATAAGTTGATCTTGCTAATCCACCGTAGGTTGCTACCGAAGTAGCATCATCCACGATAGCATCAAGACCCAAAAAATCCTTATTACTATTGCCTGTACCGTCTGCGTACATCAGAGTGCCAATAGAATCAATCATATCCATCTGGGCTGATTCCATTTCTACCTTCACCAAATTCAAGACTCCTGCCGGAGTGGCATTTACATCCACTTCCATTCCCGGAAGAACTACCGACTGGTAGTAACCTCTGGGATCAAAAGACAGAACTTGTCTTGTATTGATTTTGGTTGTTGAAAAAGTATCTAATCCTGAAAATGAACCTCCAGCCGTAGATTTTTGGTACTTAAAAGGAAACTTTAGAGTTTCTCCATTCCAAGACTTTCCATTTCCTAGAATCCTAAGAGTTAGAACATTGGAATTAAGTATATTATCAACGATTTTTGGGACAATTTCGTCTTGTGTAACCGATTGAACATAACTATCAAATGTCATTTTGACTCACCCCCTTTAAAATATTTAAATTCTTAATAATATTAACTAATTCTTCCAGCAGCATCGCTAACTATATCTTCCAAACTTCTCTTATGCAGAGATTGGTATGGTGTAGATTGTTTCGCACCGCCTTCGGTCTTAGCCGATGAACCTATCGGAGCTGCTTTCTTTCTCAAAGCGTGTTTTTCTCCTGTTTTTTCTGCTGTGTCAATTTTCTTCATAAGTTCGTAACCTACTGCAATATCCCCGATCTTATGAGCGTAGCAAAATTGCAAGAGCTTCTGCTCGTCAAATTCTCCAACTTGATCTTTAAGTTGAACTAGAGCATTGGACAATGCTTGATCTTCTGCCGTTATCCGGCCCTGTTCAGCTTGTTGAGCCTGTTGAAGCTGAGAAAAAACCTCCTCCTTTGCCTTTTGGATAACCTCCGGCCAAGTCTTAGGCTCCCATTCCTTACTTTCAGGTCTGTTTTGCCCTACTTGAGTCCTCAGGTTAGCCAACTCTCTTTCAAGGTTCTCCACCCTGCTTGCTTTTTCGTAAACTTCCTTCCATCTAGGGTGCTGATGAAACGGAATATTCTGGTCTTGAGCTTGACCCTCTTGACCTTCAGGCTTATTTTCTACTGGTGGAGTAGCTTGAGCTTCCCCCTCAATTTCGGTATCACCGACTGCACCAAAAACATTAGTATCTTCAGGCATATAGCCTCCTTCTACGCTCTTTTAGCGTTGGTAGCGACAACGAAAGGGATGTTAATAGCCTTTGGAGAGATATTAAAACGAAGGTTAAAAGGAAATCAAGTCAACTCGATAATGACTAACGGTA